CATCCTACACAATATTTTGACTCTCCACTTATACTCTCTCCACATTGCGTATATAATCCCATATTATACACTATACTTTTACACCCTTCCTTCTCTCCACTCCACGGCAACACTATCTTTCGCTCTTTATACGACTCCACTCTCTCCTTCATCTCTTTATACTCTCCATACCCACACGCACACACCTTTCTCAATACTTCACACTGACTTTTACTCAACATTTCCTTCTTTTCCTTTTCTCCTTTTCTTCCTTTTCCTCTTCAACTTTCTTTTCCTTTGGGGGTTCCGCCCCCCTTCGACGGTCATAAGGTTTTCACAAATAACAAATCAATTTAAACATATTGACATATATGAATACATCTATATGTTATCAGTAACAGAAGTTGTTTTTATTGGGTTAGGATCTGGGCTACTCGCATTTATGCTTATTCCATGCTGTGCGTATTGGTTAAATTTATACGATGTAACATTATTTTGTCGTAGCGATCAACCATTACAATCACAATCGCAATCAGAATCACAAAGACAATCAGAATCACATCCACAAATACATCATATACAACGTCATGGTCCGGCTATAATATAACTGCTAACTTTAATGCCTTTCCTCCACCTTTATAATTTTTGTAATATCACTCCATACTTTATTATACTTATTAAATTCATTTTCTACAAAATGTTTGTATTTTGTTTCAAACGATAATGAATTAAATTTACAGTTATTATATATAGAAACCGGCTTCATTTTTGGTGTTAAAATATAATTTATATAATCATTTACACGTGTGTTATAGTCTTCATCGGCTTCGTCTTCGTCTTGTTCTTCATAATCATAATATCCCCTTTTTCTATGTAATGTAACATCTAAGTATTCTGTATCATTATAATAAATATGTAAAACCTTGAAAATATAATATTCACAACCCATTTGATATATTACGACTTATATATTTATATATTATTTACTTGGAATAATATTGATTTAATTTCATCGTTTACATAAACAGTTGACTGGAACAAATGAATGGAACAATTAGATAGAAACATCATAAGAAACAATATAAATGAAAATAATAATGATATACTAATAGAATATGACAAGTGCGTTTTATCCGGGTGCTGGTACAGATATCGTTCCTCCAACTATATTTCGTTCCATCAAACATTGGACATATATGGATTCACAACCACGATCTGAATTTGGTAATAATTTTTATAAAGGGTTTTCTAGACCACGATTTATTCCTACATTAATAACGGTAATGAACCAAAATGGATTTGAACTTCGCACAACTGAAGAAGATGTATTTACATTTTATCATCCGATTCACGAACAAACCATTCGATATGAAACTAATGCCGTTTTTCCAGAGGCGTTAAACAGAAATCATCGTAAATGCGATACATTGGTCTTGTCTGGATATGAGTTAACAAATCCGCCACGTAATTTTATAGCGTCTTATTCGCATATTATTACTAATTCTACTACATGTCACGATGAAGCAGATGAGAAGATTCTCTTGCCCAAACATGTTTCTACCATGGTGTATAATAAGAATTGGGCCTATTGGGATCCAGCGAATCTTACCACTCGTAAAATTCAACGGTATGTAACAACTGTAGATCGGTTTTTAACATATGAAGATCGCCATCGCATTGATTATACCTTGAATGAACCCGTTTAAATTCGCACAAAACAATTCAATAATTCAATACGGTATATAGTAATTTTTCTCTCGAGTTATAATATATAATGAGCGACTGTGTAAAAATAGAAACGCGCAAATATTCTTTTAGAAATTCACCACCCTATTCGGCAAATAAATGTAAATCTATTAAAAAACGAGGCAATGATGGTAACCTTTATGTATCTCAACCAGATAAAAATGGAACATATAAATGGGTTAATGCGAATAAAAACAAAACTCTTAAACACAAAGTATCTAAAAATAAAACCCTTAAAAACAAGGCTACGAGTGAAGATTTACAATTGCTTGTTAAAAAATACGAAGTTACAAAGAGTGGTTCAAATAGCGAAATAGCAGAACGACTAGTAAACTTGAGAGGAGCGTTTATTAAAAATAAAACCGATAGAAAAATAATTGAACAATTTTTAAAGAAATCAACGCCGTCTACAAAAAGATGGGGGTTTGTACCCGCTAAAGCTTAAATATTAATGGACCGAATGAATCTAACGGATCGATTTAGAGAAATTCTGGATTCCAACCATTATGGCCTTCTAAAAACTTTTCTACGAATTCATCCGTTTTCCTTGGATAATTATAGGTTGCGTGTTCAAAATCTATTATCCATAACTTCTTGTCGTTTTCTATGAAATTGTATCCAGTAATATCGACATACAATATGTCATGATCATACAAAGTTTGAATCATATTTCGTATTTTAGTAAATAGATCATCGTCTATATTTTCTGCGGATTCTCCATAATAATCGGATATGCTCATCGTGCCTACTCTTACCATTTTCAGTTGCTTTGTTTCTTTATTATAACTTTTTATCTTTGGAATATTCACTATATGTAAATTATACACATATTTATGTATCTTATATTCAGTTAAAGAAACATTCTCTTTTGTGTAATATACATCTTCGTCAGTTAGACTCATCTTTGACATATTATACTATAAAAAATATATAGTATAATCGTTTCAATTTTTTTAGAGTAATTGTGTATTTTTAAATGTCCAACGGCGTAAAACCTCCTATTTTTATAAAATTGAAGTAAATATAGTATAACCGATAATATATACATATATTAACATGCCTTACGGTTCTATTTACAAAATTGTGTTCCCTCATGGAAAGCATTATATTGGTCAAACAAGTAGATCATTAAAACAACGACAAATAGAACATATACGCTCTGCTAAAAGTGGTAATCCATTGCCTCTGTATAATTCTTTAAGAAAATATGAGATGGTGGATACTTTTGAACTTATAGAAATAGATACCGCAGATACACCAGAAGAATTAGATCAGAAGGAAATTAGACACATTCTAGAGTATAATTCATTTGATAAGAATGGTCATGGATATAATATGACCCTTGGTGGGGAGGGGACCAATGGTTATGTTTATACAGAAGAGGATAAACAAAAAATGAGTGAAGGACAGATAGAAAGATTTCAAAATTCGGATGAAATAAAAAAACTGAGTGAAGCGATGAAAAAATTTTGGAATAAACTAGGATCAAAAGAAAAAATGTCTCAACTCAGATTAATTAGTCAAAGCACTCATAAAGCAAAACAAAATATGAGCGTAGCCCAGAAAAAACGGTATGAAGATCAAACAGAAAGAGACAAAAATAGCGAAGCACAGATAAAATACAATAGGGAGCACCCAGAGAAAGGAAAAGAACATAGTGAAAGAATGCAAATGCGGTTTGAAGATAATCCAAAAGAAAGAGAAAGAATGTTTGAAATGCAAGAACAATACTGGGCGGATCCAGAATCAAGAAAAAAAGCTAGCGAGAGAGTGAAAATACAGTATGCAAATAATCCACAACTAGGAAAAGAACATGGTGAAAAATTAAGAAATATGTATAAAAATACACCAGGTTTAAGAGAAAAATGTAGTAAATCGCAAAAAACCCGATTTAACGATACAAAAGAAAAACAAAAAATATTAGACACAAGAGGTAAAAACAAACCATTTAATATGTATACAGTTGATGGAAAATTTATAAAAGAATTTAATTACCAATTTGAGGCAAAAGAATACTTAAAAAAAGAACATGATATTACATCAACTATAAAGATAGTTCAAGTATTAAATGGATCCAGAAAAAGTTCTGCTGGATTTGTGTTTAAGTATAAGTAAGTCGTCGATTCAAAAATAGCTTCTACAATCCATATAGAAAGGGTGAATAATAATCTGCTTGAATATTCAAACATTATTACAACGACCCATATTTTTTTAGATAAATTTACACTGATACTATTTGTGTTCTACATAAACTACAAAGACACCCTGTTCCTCTATTCATAGTCATATTTTTAACAAAGCAATTTACACACACCCTATGTCCACACAATGGAACAATATAATTTCTCTCTCCTATAGATTCTATACATATTGGGCAACTATCTACATTATTTTCGTTTATCTCTCTATTGTCGTTATCTTTATCTGTGTCATTTTCTTTATCGATAGCATTTTTCAGTTCTCGCTCAACATTATGTAAATTATGTGCCAGTGTAGTTAAATGTTCTTGAATATCATATGTATTGTACTTGATTTCTTGTAATGGATATTCTTCCAGTTTTGGCATGTAAATTTGTCTGTGTTTTTGCGATAATCTCTCTGGATACACACCGTTTACTATAAAATCCCTAATTTCTTCCTCTTCTTTTAGTTTTTGAATATATATATCTATTTCTTCCATAATGCGATTTTACAATTTTGATAATTGATAGTGTATTGATGATACCAACAAATAAAAATAAATAAGTTATTCAATTTTTATTTTTATTAAAACGCACAAATTTTTATACCAAAATAGTTTTTACTTGTCTATTACTTTTATATATAATGCTACCAACATCTGGTCCTTTTTTTAAATTATTACATGTTGTATAACAAACCTTCAAATTTCTTAAATTTCTATATTTCGTGTTTTCTTTACATAATTCAGCGGCAAACATCAATATTTCTTGACTCGGATTATCGTCTTTAATGATGACATGACACGATGGATATGAATTTAAATGGAGCCAAATAAACCCACTATTAAAATCAATAATGTTCCAATTTTCTTGCGCATTTTGCCCAATAATAATAGTCGTACCGTTAAACACTTCCGTCTTCATTTTATTACTATAAAACTATTAAATTAATAAAATTCTAAATCAATTTTTACAAAAAATGTATATGAGTGCGTGTGACCGTACCATCATTATTTGGCTTTATTTCAGCTGGTTTCGATTTACTCCACTTCTTGTATTCTTTCACGGTCATCCAATATGTGTGGGTTCTCACTTGAATATTTTGTTTCGTGTTCATTGTTATATGTATACAATAAAATATCTTTATATCATTTACACCTAATGGTATGTTGTAAGCGGTAAGCGGTAGGCAGTCGGCGATAGCCAGTCCTAATACGGAGCACCCCAGTCATTAAATGGTCTGTAAAAACAACCACACGACAACTGTTTTGTAGATGAGCTCTTTCCACAATGCTGACAAATATACGGATTTGTTTTATCATGTATAATATTCATAAGTGTTCCACTATCATGTAAATCTTTTAATTCAGTATATCCGCCAATATGATTTCCAAAAAGAAAAATATTAGGGACAGTCGTCTGGTTTGTCTTTTTTTTTAATTCCGCAAATATAAGTTGACCACATTCTAGTTGATCCAATTCAAATATTTGAACGGACACATTATACTTGGTATTTAAAAGTTGTTTTGCTCTCGTACAATAACCACATGTAGTTTTACTAAATATACAAATTTGGTTTGGATTAATATAAGCATCTAGAGACATTGAGTATATTATACTCGTTTTATTATTATTTAAGTATTTGAATGAATAATAATAAAATTAATGAACAATAAAAACATACACATACTAGGCTAAATTAGTCTCTCTATTTATTTATATAGGGCGAATATTTACTTAGCTGTATTAGCCACGGTGGCTTCCTCACCACTCTTCTTAATAAAATGTCTATTCATGAAACGCTGAAGATTAAAATAGGTAACAACAGTATCATCATCAATACCCAACAAATTCTTCAACTTATTATCGGGTTTAATGACGCGCTTATTCTCATCATTCGCCAGCGAATTTTGTCTAATATAATTACAAACAAACTTGGTTACCTCTGTTCGGGCAATGGTGGTTCCGTAACCCTTACCCAAGAAATCACACAAATCCTTTGAAATGGGAGCAGCCTCGGCAAAACCAGAAGGCTTTCTAGCACCCTTGGTTTGCTTCTTAGTTACCTCGCGCTTATGCTGCTTAATCTCCTTCTTGACTGTCTTTTCTAAATTTCTCAACTGAACAGCAAGAGCAGTAATTTGAGTCTTAAATTGTGAGAGCGTCCCCAATACAGATGAAAATTGAGTATCAATGTGCGATTCATCTTCGTCTACAATATTAGTGTGTTGATTCTGGGTAGCGGTGGTAGTATCCATTTTATATATACTACATTAGTGTAGTATCTTTAAATATATTTTTGTATATAGTATTAAGTATTACAAACGATACAAATCCAATAAAAATGTTCATATTTTAGGTTTTTTTCACACACAATAAAATATTTATTATACATATATGGAACCAGTTCTAATTGTTTCTAATACAAGTATCAAGCAGTATTATTGGAGAGAACGTCAATTAGATATTTTTTATCGCAATGGCAGACCCATTTATAATATTGACTGTAATAACCAACACTTACGATCCCATAATAATCCAACCTATTATAGAGATGTAAACAGTGAATCATGGCGAGCTATCTTTCGCATAAGACAATAAAAAACTTTAAAATATAATAATTATTTTTATTTATTATATTTCATTTATTGGTTAAATTATTTAGAGCAACACCCTTGAACATTTACTCATCCTTGGGACGCAATGGTTGACGAGTAAGTCCCGGAGGCTTTCTACTCGTCTGAGTCCACTGTCCTTGAGTGCGTCCCTCAGTCTGCTCATCACGAGGTCCCGCTCCACGGGGACGAGGAGGCTGTCTATCATCACCACGCTGAACGGTGCGCTGACGCGGAGGCATAGCAGCACGAGCCTCATTACGAGTCTCACATAGAAGCTTTCCGCCCTTCATACCCTTGATGCTAGTCGCTTGATACTTATAATCAGCACTAGCCTCTACTGCGGACAAAGTGAACTCAACATACTCGCCTTGTACAAGGTACTTGTACTGCTCCTCACTAACACAAATTGCGCTATGATGAGCAAAAATATCCATACCCATCTTATCACCAACACTTACACCGTCAATTACGGTAATAAATCCATAGCCAGCCTTATTATTAAACCACTTTACGCGGCCTTGGTAGATCGTCTCACTCGTACTAATAGAACTCATTATATTCTTTAAAGAAGGCAAATCTTTATATTGTTTTGCCTATATCATACCATATTTACACCACCACACAATGCTTTGTCATACCAAAGTTTTCAACAAAAAATTCATATAATCATAATTGGGTATCTCCGCATAGTCCAATGAATAAACATACTCCAATAATTCCTTTATTTTATGCGAGACATTTTTACACAATTCATCATGACTTGTCGATTTTTTAATATCATAAATGGATCGTACTTTCTCGTCTTTAGAATTACTTTTGATACCTTGCCATGGCAATTTGCCCTTTATCAAATACAGTAAAATATATACGATCGAAATCAAATCATCGCGGCGACTCGGCTGTATACCTTCATGTACATGCGTACTTATATATCGCATAGTTCCAGTCAATTGTACATGGTCGCTTTGTGGTTTATGTTTTCCAAATTTATCCAAATATTGTTTTGCTAATCCAAAATCGATTAATTTAATACTAGTATCATCTACTGTCATTAGAAAGTTTTCTGGTTTTATGTCGCGATGAATAATTCCATACTCGTGAACTTCTCGCACACATTCGATCATTTTGAGGCCGATCCATTTAATCTCGCCCAAATCATGTGTTTTTTTTCGATTATAATATTGTTCTATGGTATCACCCAACAGTTCCATTATCATGTAATTATAACTATTAGTATATCCATAATATTTTACTTTCGGAACTAAATTCAAATCTTTTAAATATCTCAATATAATCGTTTCACATTTTAATATACTTTTATTGGATTTTCTCTCGATCTTAATGGCAACATTCTTTTTTGTTTGAATGTGGTATGCTTTCCATACTTCACCATATGATCCTATTCCTATTTTTTCCACTAATTTATAATCATGGATTATATTCATATATTCTATCTCCTAATATATACGGACATATAATATTTTTCGCTAATAATTATATCATATCGCAATGGCGATGTCTTGAACTGAATTCACGACATTGTCACATGATTAAAATTAAAAGTTGAATTAGTATAAAGGACTACATTCATTTATATAAATAATAATCGACCATGGTTGTCATCTGCAAAGAAAAGTTTCCAAATGATGAAATGTTCCAAGAGCATTTTGGTACATTTCCGTTTCCGCTAAGTGATTTTCAAAAATACGCAATTCAAGCAATTGTAGAGGGAAATCATATTCTTGTAACGGCGCATACGGGTAGTGGTAAAACATTGCCAGCTGAATTCGCCATTGAATATTTTGCGGGAAAAGGGAAAAAGGTAATATACACATCGCCTATCAAAGCATTATCAAACCAAAAATTTCACGAATTTACTAAAAAGTTTCCGCATATATCGTTTGGTATTTTAACTGGAGATATTAAGTTTAATCCGGAAGCAGATGTTCTTATTATGACAACTGAAATTCTAAGAAACACTCTTCTACAAAAAACAATAGACAATCAAGTGGATACTAATTCAGTCCCGCTTCAATTTGAAATGGATTTCCAGAATGAACTGGCGGCCGTCATTTTCGATGAAATTCACTACATTAATGACCTAGATAGAGGCAAAGTATGGGAAGAGACAATCATGTTTCTACCAAATCACATTCAAATGATCATGCTTTCTGCTACAATTGACAAATCTGAAATATTTGCGCAATGGATTGAAGATGTAAAAACAAACGAAGTACATCAAAAAAAGGTATATTTAGCCCCTACAAATCATCGCGTAGTGCCACTGATTCACTACTTTTACACTACATTGCCTCAAGGACCATTGAAAAACATAAAGGATAAAGAGTTTCTCAAATATATCAATGAGTTCTTACACAAGCCTATTCCAGTGAAAGATAGCAATAGTAATTTTAATAAAGATAATTATGCCAAGGTGAAGCGGTTGTTGGAGTATACTACAAAAAACGACTGTCATGTCAAACCCTCATTTGTTTTAAACGAAGTAACAAAATATTTATATAATAATGGAATGTTACCGGCAATTTGTTTCGTATTTTCGAGAAAACTAGTAGAACAATTCGCCCAGACAATCAATATAAGTTTGTTTGGAGAAGACGAGGCAACTATACCGTCAACCATACGACGAGAATGCGAACAAATATTGCGAAAGTTGCCCAATTTCAAGGAGTACACTAATTTGCCAGAATTTGAAATGATTATGCGTTTACTGGAAAAAGGCGTGGCAATCCATCACTCTGGTATTATGCCGATTTTCAGAGAAATGATCGAGCTCTTATTTGCTAAAGGATATGTTAAATTGTTATTTGCTACAGAAACATTTGCGGTTGGAATCAATATGCCGACAAAAACCGTACTGTTTACTGGATTCGACAAATTCAATGGTTCGTCAATGCGTATGTTGTACCCACATGAGTATACGCAAATGGCTGGTCGAGCTGGGAGACGAGGTCTAGATACAATTGGGCATGTGATCCATTTGAATAACATGTTTAAGTTGCCATATGGACATGAGTATGAACAAATGATACATGGAAATCCGCAAACTCTTCAATCGAAATTCTCGATTTCGTACAATTTGGTGTTAAACTTTCTACAGTTCAATAATAATACCATTAGTTTTGCTGGGAAAAGTATGTCAAATGGCGAAATTCAACGAAGTATTCAAGCGACAGAGAGTCTTGTTGCCAAGTTAAAAACCGAATTAGACAATAAAATCGCAAATCCTACATATGATTATGTAGTTAATAATATGGGTGTCTTTGAAAATTATTTGAATTCGATTGAGGAATTAAAGACATGTAAGCAAAAAATCAGAAGGCAACTCCAACAAACAATAGAAGATCTTGAAAACGGCAGTAAACTATTCAAAGGCCAAGTTGAACAATACAAGTCGTTGTTAAGTTTAAAGGCTGAAATTAAGCAAAACGAAGAGTATATCCATACGCTAAACCGGCATTTTCAAAATAGTTTTGATCGAGTTGTTGAATTTCTCGAACATTTTGATTATATTGCGCCAAATACGATATGTGATGAACCTAAGGCGGCTACGATATGTGATGCGACCGAAACAGAGACAGATACAGTTAATGCTGGCAGCAGCAATAATAACAACAATGTAAAAATCCAAGAAAAGGGCGGAATGGCAACATACATTCAAGAGACGCATTGCTTGGCATTTACAGACTTTCTCATAAAGAACGACTTTCTTAAGAAATATAATGCGTATGAAATTGCGGCATTATTAAGTTGTTTCTCAAATATTCGCGTAAAAGACGATAAACAAATACACAATATAACAAAATTAACAGCGAATACAGAGTTTAACGAATTATTAAGTTCATTAGAAAACATATATGGCGATTATATGAATGAGGAGCATCGTCATGGCATACAATCAACTGATAATCTAACATGTATATTTGAACTAATAAACCCAATATTGAATTGGTGTGAGAGTGAAGACGAAAAAACATGTAAAGAAATTATTCAGAAGTGTGAATATGAATACGAGGTATTTCCGGGAGAATTTATTAAAGCAATCTTGAAAATAAACAACATGGTAAATGAATTGAAAAATGTGGCAGAATATATTGGAAATGTTGAATTGCTACACAAACTCACTCAAATACCAGAGCTAACATTGAAATTCATTGCTACAAATCAATCGCTATATGTCTAAAAATAATAAATACGCAGACTAAAAACAAAAACAAAATAGAAAATAGAAATAAATATTTAATAATTTGCGCATTCAATCAAAATCGTCTACAAAATAATATGTAGGCGAACCTTCTTTTTTAATGATGCTTCTTCGTTGAAGATGAATATCTTAAATTTATATTTACCGTAATCATTTAGTTCATACCTAGAAGTAATTCTAGAAACCGTTTTAACTTGTGCCAAATAGACGATATACTGATACAATCCATCGTTGCGCACAATCTTATCAAATATATAACCATCATATTCCTTTTCACATATATCTGGATTATTTGTACACATTTCTAGTAAACTACAATCACTTTGAATTTTGCGAATAGCTCGCATTGTAGTATTAATATATTCTAGTCGACTTGTCCAGTAGCTCTCAAATGTTTCAAATGAGGTCGAATAATTTACCAAACCCAAATTTTTTTGTAATCTTGCCATATTCAACAAATCGACCAATCGACGAATCGGAGAAGTACAGTGAATGTAAGAATCCAATTGTAGCATTTCATGACATTTTCTGCCATCATATAAATCATATTGACCACATGAACTGTTCCATATTTTTAAGAAGTTGTTTACATCGTCTGGTAAAGAAGACTGGATTTCTGTTTTTACATTAAAATTAACAGATCGATAAATTCCGTTATTATATTTAATCATTTCAACTGCGGTGTAATAATTCATTAAGATCATCAAGTAACTAACCAATTCGTGACTGCTTCTTATTTTAGTAGTATATGTGTATGTTTGTGATAATTTATCCACCATATTAAACATCATCTTGTAATTACTATCTTCTTTTAATTCTTTGCTTTCATATACATGATTTTTATACACTTTAATGTATGTATTGGCAAAGGTGTATCCTAATATTTCGCCATTTACAATAGTAATATCTATGGCAAATGCTAGACGCACTACTTGCTCACATAAACTACATACGCAATTCGATAATGATAGTGGCATCATTGGTCTTTTTCTATCTGGCAAATAAATCGTCGAAATTCTCTCTGAAAATGAATTCCATAATGCGAGTTCTTCCATCCACATTGGAACATTTGCGATATAAATGCTAACTTTATAACTATTATCGCCATAGTCTATAATACTGAATGCGTCATCATAATCAGTGGTTTCTTTAGAATCTATGCTGAAAATGGGTTCATGTGTTCTATCAACGAGTTTATATTTTTCAATCATGGTGGAAATAAATTCTGGTTCAGTCTTTTGTTTCAATGCGTCGCTCGCGTCCTTATTGAAAGTCTGAATGGAGGCATATAGACTTTTACAGTATAATTGGTATTCGTAATAATTGGAAAGAACATCGACGTCACCTAGCACACTTACGATGGTGCCTTGTGGGTGTTTGCCTAGCCAATTATCAAAGCGAAATACAATATACTTGTTATCGATGTTTTTCGAAAATCCTATTTTTAGAGCATAGGGTACAGTAAATACTGGAAACCGTCGATCATCTGGAATACATTTATATAAGAATTTGTCCTTGTGCTTACCGAATGTTTTGCCGTCTTTTAAAACTAGAATTCCCGGAATAGATGGCATCGAACGAACGCATGAATGAAGCAATTTAATTTGTTTAACAGCACCTAGATCAGTTGGTTGATTGACTGACTGATCACATTTTGAATCAGCTGTATTACATTCAAATGTATCACCCGAGAATAGTTTATTGGTGGACGGATGAATGTTAATTTTTTCAACTTCATTTAGTGACAATGCGTCATATAAATTCCATTCTACATAACTTCTGTCGCTTATTAGTATTTTATATGCCATTGATTCTGCTGTTTCGCACGGTCTTGCTATTTGTATTGCTATAGCTTCTGCCATCGTATTACACCTTTTCTTATTTAAAACGCCCATTTTATATAATCAATTTATTATTAAAATAATATAAAAATATTTTGTAATTACACATTAAATGAATGTTGAAGAAATAATTAATAAAAATAAATTATTAGAAGAAGAGAATAAAGAGTTAAAAGAAAAACTTAAAAAATATACTGCTCCTGCTAGACATAAAACATATTATGAAAATCATAAACAAGAACTATTAGCAAAAAATAAAGAATATAAGGTGCCTCTTGAAAAGAAAAAAGAATATGCTAGAACTGCGTATTTGAATAAAAAAGAAAAACTTAAAAAAACAAGAGAACAACATGAAAAATCTATGGAAGCAAATATTTAGGCATTTTATATAATTATGCGGATTATTATATAAAAATAAAATATTTAGTAAATATATAGAATGGTGAAAAAGAAAAAACCAAAGGACACATTCCAAGAATTTAGGAATAATGAAAAATCTGCTTACAAAACTTTCAAAATACCACTCAAAACTATTTTACTTAATCGTGATACTATACAACCACTCATTAACAATTTAGTTTTTGAAATGAATGATTTAGTTATTCATACATATCAATTTATTCGATTGTATGTTTTGAATTGTTATACAAATAAATTACTCTTACCAACCATAGATGATACATTTATTTTGTATTGTATAAAAACATTAGGTATTCGTGATAATAGAGGAAAGAAAGGAAAAGATACAGAACTTTTAGAAGAATTGGATACATTTTACAAAACAGAATACCAACCATTACTTAATCACGAAAAAACCAATTTGAAAAATACTAGTTTCTTATTACCTTATTTAGCAAAACAAATACACACTTCTTTACATAATAACTTTCAAGAGCATTTTATCCAACACTTTTTACGATTTATCAATAAAACTACAAATGAAATTACAAAAGATAAAGCATTATTATTTCAATTTAAGAAGCAAATATTAGAATTAGATGAAACTGATGAAATGTTTTCTAACTGGAAACTTACTCATTTATCTAATATTTTACCCAGTGAAATTAAAAAGTCAATACATTATGATATTAAGGTTAGACCATTTGAATATTTGAAAGGAATGTTGTATATGAACTCTGTATTGGAAAAACAAGAAAGTAAATTATTCCAACCGTTACCATTAAGAAATAATATTATTCCAAAACATATTATCATAGATACAGCAAGTTTGATAAACCTATTTTGTCCGGAAAAGGATAAGGAAGGAAATAAAATCAAAAAATGTGAATTGTTATGTAATGTAAAAACTAATCAAAATGAAGTATGGTGTAGCTTTCTTAATTTAGAAAATAAAATATTCAAAAATAAGCATTATCAGTTTCATAACCAAATCCAAACGGACGGCGTTTCTTGTTGTTTGCTCTTCATTAGAAAAGATTTGAAGGATAAAAAATGGGGTGCAAGAGTTCCTATTTTACAAGAACAAGATTTTTACAATGTTGATGATTTATCCAAAGAACAATTAGATACTTTGAAGGAAAGAAATATTGTAGGATGTGATCCAGGAAAACGCAGTTTGGTTTATATGATGGATAAAAATGGAAACAAACTACAATACACAGCACCACAAAGAAAACGAGAAAGTAAAGCAAAAACAAACCAAAGGATTTTATTAGAAGAAAGAAAACGAAATGGAATTATTGAAAAAGAAACCATATTATCATTTCAAAATAGTAAATCAGTTGATTATAATAAATTCAAAATATATTTAGTAGAAAAGAATAAATTGAATAAAGAAACAACTGAATTTTACAAAAAAGAAACATGGAGAAAAATGAAATTTCGTCAATATAGTTATGGTAAGAAATCCATAGACACATTTCTTAATAAAATCAAAGAAACATTTGGTGAAAACATACTGATTGGTTATGGAAATTGGAGTAGATCATCACAAATGAAACATTTTATGCCTACAATGAATAAAGGATTAAGGAAACTAATTCATAAGAAATATGATACAATTACTATAAATGAATGTAATACAAGTAAAAAATGTTGTGATTGTAATAAAAATTTAGAGTATTACAAAAATAAAGAAAATAAACAAGTATTTCGTCTGTTAGTTTGTTCTAATTGCGTGAGTTGCGAAAACAAAAAAATCGTATTTAGAACAAGAGATGCTAATTCTTCCATAAACATAATGAAATTAACGAGTTGTTGGATAGATAAACAAGAACGACCATTATGTTTTCAAATTTCGTCTTTCACATCTTCAAATAAACAAAAGGAAGATGAAAAAGTTAGACCATCGTAGGTGAAATTCCTACTATTGATTTTACATTTTTTCTTATTTTTTACCTAATAAAATGGGCGTTTTAAATGAGAAAAGGTGTAAATAATATACTATCAAATGTTTATTATTTAATAAAATCAATTTTACTTTCAATTATTACAAGATATGAATTACACACACTATAATGTGCTGGTCTGTTCAGATGGTGTATCGATTGTACCTATTGTAGCAATGTCAATACCACTACCAGTACCGTCATTTATTTTATTTTCATCGAGCATAACTGTTTCTTGTATATCTTTTTTCTTGACAATTTCTCTCTTAACATTTTGGGTTTGAAGTAAATTAACTAACAAATGATTTGATATCGCAATGTTATTCATATAGGTTCTGTATTTGAATACGCAGATACTTGTGTTTTGACTAAATTCAAAACTATACCACCAATAAGCGGGTATATAAATGATCTGACCTACCTTCAACGATACCTCTAATGTTTTCAACTTGTCAAAGTCTGGTTTAAATTGGGACTGAACATTCCAAGGATTCACTGGCGAGAGAAATTCGAAATTATCATAGTCCGAAATAGTATATAAATATTTAGATGATTTTGGTGGAATTAATTTCAATTTTACACCACCTTGTGTAACCAAATAAAAATTCCTATAATTTAATTCATATTTAAGAGGCGATTTTGCTCGTTTAGATGAAAATATAAGATCATAATAACAATTACTTACAGAATATGGTCTCAAAAAATTATCATTGTATCTGTAATTCTTGACAATACTAGTTTCCTCTAAAAATTCCCCATTGTTTTCGCTGATAAATCTCTCTTCCTTATCTTTTCTAAAGATATCCATTGCGGTATTTAATGTCAATGGTAAGTATAATTCACTCACATCATCGTATTCTTTTACATTTCTTACTTTGATATCAAAAGCGCCGTAATTTTTACTAATATTGTCTAAATTACATTCATTGATTAATCCATCCACATTATAGTCAAATATAACTGGCTGTCTTAGATCGCATATTTCTTCCAATTTGTCCTTAGAAGGTTGGTCTATCTCATATACTTCTAAATCATCACTTACTTTCAAATGAAAATTTACATGAATATAAATAAAAAGGACGATACAGAATATTAATATGGAAAATAATGTTTTCATACTAATTTATTTTTATAATATAATTTCTCTCGTTTTACTCATTTTGATTTTGATGTCTTGTGGTTGAATTGACATTGTAGAAGGTGAAACCGTTTAATAAGTAAGATTGCTGTTATCATATGCCATTTGTTCAACTTCATCAAAATCATTCTTAAATTCTTTAACAGTATTGTTTGTTTCATTAATCATAACTGATTTTGGAAATGTAGGCGTCAAAGTTTCCCTTACATTGCTGGAATTCGTGTCTACTTCCGTCTTAAACACACCATCCACCTCAGCATCTACCGACGCATCATGATCATCATCAGCATCCGCATCAGAGTTGATGACATTCATAGGAACAGATACATTCAACTTACTAATTAAAGAAAATACCGCCGTATTAAGGCTATTAATAACCATTTGTTGAGATTGAACAACTGCTTTTAGTTCTTCGATTTCATTCATTAATTTCTCATCGTTCTCATAAAACGCTTTAAAATCTAATTGTGCTTCCATTCTACTCATAATCAAATCACTCAATTCATTTATGTTCAATTGAGAAGGTAACGACTGTTCGGTCATTTGACGATTAGCAGCCATAACTGGCGCAGACACTTGCGCATTTTTAGATACATCATTCTTACTGAGTTCTTGTTTTGAGACCAAATCTTTAAGAACTTGTTCCATCATTGTAATTTTAATATGATGTTGTTGAAGCAATACAAGTGGATTAATCGGACCAGCGGGTGGCTCTGGTTGTCGATTTGGTGTATTATTTTGTGAAGGTCTACTAGAATTAGAACCAGGTGGTGTAGGGCCAGGAGGTCCTCCAGCACGTCTTCGTCTTGCGGCAGCTATAGATGAACTTGAACTCATTTTAAATATATTTTATACTAAAAATGAGCATTCTTATCGCATTTCTCCTAAAAATACCAAATGTGTAAATATATTCTAAAACAACCTTCCTCCGATCCATTCCAATGATTTACACTAAAGAACTAATCCCTTAGGAATCGGAATCCTACGATTTTTATAGTAAGATTTAAATAAATCTATTGCCGTATAATTACGATTGGCAATAGCAAGCTCAAGTGGAGTCTTATTATATAGTGTTTCTCTTTCGCGAATATCGATATTAATATCTGGGTGTTTTAATAATTTATCAATAACATCATACCGTGAACGTTCTACAGCAACATACAATGGTGTTTTATTTTGAGAATCAGATACATTTGGATCAAATGTCGGATCATCTAAATATTCATGTATTATTCGATTATTTTCCATTTTTTTGCTTTCTACATCACTACCAGCCGGACCTTTAATCTTAACAAAAGTAGTTTCCAAATGCCTCATAATACCAAGACTATTAATCGGTTCAATGTCTTTACAAAGAGATGCGATATTTGCTCTACACATTGGGCATATTTTGTCAGTATCTGATGGTTGGTTACTACACCAAAGACCCAAACATTTTTTATGGAATGAATGACCACAATTAGTCTTAATTCTAACATTGGGATTAACTACGTCATGGCATATGGAACACACTTCTTCCTCCACCTTTTGGGGCATTTTCTTCTCATCACTCGGTGGTATCTCATCAGTCGGTGGTGCCCCGCCATATCTTCTATGTTTTTTAACATTCCTTCTAGTCTTTTTATTTCTATTAGTTTTATTTTTACGCAATCTTTTGGGAGAGATCTTCTTTGCCTTCAAAGTTTTCTTATTTTTGCGAGTAGATTTTGGAGATTTAGCACGTCTAACCATAACCATTATATATATTATTAGATATAATAGTTTATTACTACTTATTTGTGAAAATACAGATTCCTAAATTATGCTCTCATAGCTGCTTTTATCGGTGGATGATGTTGATAATTGCTAATTTTGAAGTATCAAAATACAATTAAAGATAATGTAATCTATTATATATAATGCGAACAAAATTAAGTGACAAGTTTCATAAAGAAAGAGAACAAATATGCGAAAAACTCATCTCTATAATAGAACTTGATGATAACAATAGTTTTTTATTATCCGAGTTAGATGATAACTTTGATAAACAAAATAAAATATTAGAAATGAAAAGCGAAATACAACAATACTTTGCGTGTTCTACTATTTCCGCATTTAAGCCAAATTTTGAATGTAAACGCCCTTACTTAAATATCCTTAGAAGCATTTTACGTAAACAAGGATATACGTTCATTGGAAACGATTATACAACAAAAGTAAATGGCGTTCCAAGAAAAACTATCAAATACTATATATTTAAGGATTTATAAATAATTGCGGTAAATTATTTAGAAATAATATATGGTTATAATATATAGAAATGACCGAACCGATTATTGGAGTTTATAAAATCACGTGTTTGTCATCTGGCAAATACTACATTGGATATTCAAAGAATGTTAAGCGTCGTTTTACTGGACATAAGAGAGGATTAAAACATAACAAGCATCAAAATCAACATTTACAGATGTCATATAATAAATATAACATTGAAAACTTTACATTTGATATTTTACATACGTGCAATACAATAGATGAAGCAAAAGAATTAGAACTGAAATATTTAGAGGACATCAATATTAGACCGTTTCTGTATAACATGCATTATAATAATAGTGGCGGTGACACCCTTACAAAACACCCAAATAGAACCGATATTATAGAAAAAATAAAAGTTAAGCGGCAATTGCAAACAAATTTTCGTAAGGATGCTCCAATTGTAATAGATGGAGTGAAATATGATGGAATTACAGCCGCAGGAACAAAACTTAATATACCATCAAGAACTATACAAGATAGGATACATTCATCAAGTCCCAAATTTACTAATTATAAATATTTAGATGAAACGCATACAAAAGAAGCACAAGATAAAATGTGTCTTAGAATAGAAAATAAGAAGAAACAATGTCAAAAATTTAGTACGGGAAGAGGAGTTCCAATAATAATAGATAATATTTATTACGAGTCAACGAGATCTGCCGCAAAAGTTATTGGCATTGATAAAAACGTAATCTCAAAACGAATTAAATCAAAAGAACCTCAATATGTAAATTATCAATATGCAAATTTAAATAAGGATGTATATATTAAGACGAGTTGCATTAGACCTGTAATAATAAATAATATTTATTATGAATCACTTTCAGCTGCGGGTAGAGAATTAGGAATTAATCATGTAACTATAAGAAACCGCATCAAATCACCCAATCCAATTTTTGCTGACTACAAATATGCAGATGACCAGACAAACGAAATAGCACGCTAAGCAACCATATTGTATTTAATTGGGTCGTGATGTTGATAATTGCTAACTTTAAAATCATCTAACACATAATCGTTTATATTGTCCCTTTTATTCAATATTTCAAGTGTTGGAAAATCGTACGGTGTTCTTTTAATTTGTTCTTTAACGTTATCCAAATGGTCTGCATATATATGACAATTTCCAGCATAATGGATAAACTCATATGGTTCTAAATCGCAATGCTTTGCAATTAAACAACACAACATAGAGTAAGAACATATGTTAAATGGCTCACCGCATGTTGTGTCCATTGAACGCTGTGTCATACAGCAACTTAATTTATTTCCGTCAACAACATTGAATTGAAACAAAACGTGACAAGGAGGAAGAACGCCTTGGTCTAATTGTTCGGGGTTCCACGCACTGATTACCATTCTGCGACTACTTCTTTGTTTTGGATCTTTCAAACAGTCGATTACATTTTGTAGTTGGTCAATTCCCTTACCGGTATAATCTGCATCGGGGTCATTTTCATATTTCGCATTCCAGTAACGCCATTGATGCGAGTAAAGTGGTCCAATTTGTCGACCAGGTGTATAATGTGATAATCCTCGCGATTCAAGAAACTCAGTTGTAGTATTACCGTCCCAAATGTGTACATTTTGATCGGTTAATATTTTATTATCAGTTTGACCTTTAATAAACCAGAGCAATTCTTTTAAGCACGTCTTCCAAGCAGTTTTCTTAGTAGTTAAAATAGGAATTTTACCGTTTTCAAGAGAAAAATGCATAGCCGAACCAAATACACATTTAGTAAATCCGTTTCTACCTTCCTCCAAAGTGCCTTCATTCATAATATCATTCAGCAAATTTAAATATTGGTATTCCTCGTGATATTTCTCTCCCTTATCTCTACCTTTATATTTATTTAGGTCAATCGCATGCTTCAACATTTTATATATCAAATAAAACCATATATTTAAATATATTAATTTCTTATTATAAATCATATGGATAGATTGGAAAAAAATACGGGAATTAATGAAAATGGATTTATAAAAGCAGTATTTCCGTTTGACGAGGATCAAAAGGGATTATTATTAAATATAATTCAATATTCGGTTTTAGCAATAATACCCATAGTTATATTATTGAAATTAATCAAAAATTACATTCCCGAGGCGGAAGACGATAAAGGTAGTTTAGTTATTTTGGTGGAAGTAATCGGCCAAGTAGTTGTCATGTTCATGGCTCTCTACTTCATCCACAAAATAATCGATTATATTCCTACCTACAGTGGCTTCAAATATGGAGATGTAAATGTATTCAATATTATTCCGGCATTATTATTAATTTCGATAACTATGCAAACAAAGTTGGGCGAAAAGATTCAAATATTGACAGAAAGAGCATGGGACTTATATGATGGTCATGCGTCACCAGCTGGATCTAATAAAGCGGCACAAGGACAAGGTCAAGTTCGTGTGACACAACCATTATCGCAACAACAATATGCGATGCCACCACCTCCTCCTCAACAACAGCAACAAATAATGAATATGCCACCACCACAAGCTCAAATGACCAATATGAAAAGTCAATCTAATGAGTATTCGATTCCCCAAACACCCAACTTCAACAATATGTATGCTGGACCAGAGACCCCACTTGTAGGCGCATCCACACCTGGCTCTATTATGGAACCCATGGCAGCCAATGATTTCTTTGGCGGATTCGGATCATCATTTTAAACGAATCAACGCTAACATATATACACATCTTTAGACATATGAAGGTATAAAAATAATTAAATTAAATCCATAATTTAATTATTTGTAACTATTAGACATAATTAAATTATGGGTTCTTAAAACGGGCTTCTTAATTCGTGGCTTTTTGTAGTATTTACTAAAAGAATATAATCATTTGTTGGTATTATTACCATATGTCGGTTTATTCTCGTGTATTATTCTTATTGCTAGCTTTGTCTCCTATTTATGTTTCTCTCGCGCTTCCGTTCGCTTTCCATCAATTGATTGTTATGAACAGTTCTCTTCCGGGTTATATTGTCCGATTAAAGGGCGGGGATAAAATTGGCAGCAAACTCACTACGTTTATTACACAGTTACCCAAGTACGGAACCTTATTTCAATTATCTCAGGTGTATAGTTTGTATGGTTATCATCCCGCTTCTGGCATACCTATCACTGATAATCATACTTTGGTTACGGGTTCTTTACACCGAGTTTACTATGTTCCGAATACGAGACTTTTCTGTCGCTTTTGCTCCGATATGTTTTCTTTTATTGTAACTGACGGTTCGGCTCAGTCCTTTCCTGGAAATGTCACTATGGTGGATGCGGATGGCACTATTGTCGGTAGTGATTTTTTACTCGGGAACGACGGTTGGACTATTCTTGGCAACAAACTACCCGTTTCACTTCCCGTTTTTGAACCATATAGCCGTGATAAGTTCTTTCATCATTATATTCAGGCAAGTGATAATCTCGTTCACGGGAAACCGGATAAATCTTTGTGGGTTTTCAATGCCCCGTCCAAGTTTTTGGGGAACTTCGGGATAGCATATGGCGGGACCATTCAGTTTTCCATTAGCCTCTTGGCGGGGGATGTTACACAACTCCATAAAGGCGCTCCTTTGGTTGAACTTGAATGTAATAAGACGGGTATTACTCTTGTCTATCCTTTATCCGATGTTCAGTTCGTCCATCTTATTGCTTCTTTTCAAATTGCCTTGGTGGAATCGTCGGGTTGGTTGAAGGTTTCACGGGATGATTTACCGGTCGGGAGGGTTTTACCGAGCAAATGTGAGTTTATACAAGTCTTATCGTGTGTCTCGGGGTTTCGCATTTTGGGGGATTTGACCACTTGGTACGAAACCATCGCATTAGACAATGTTTTTATTCGGAATGGTCGTAATCACTTTTTGTTAGATGTATCTTGTAATTAGTTGTTATACATATTCATTTTTAATTTGACTAGTTAAATATGTGCTCTTACTAATAGCCCGAATTATTTTATTTACTTCCTTTTCATCATTCTCAATATCAGTCATAGAGTGAAATACCAGCGTTGTTAATCTTGTTTGTAAGTTATCATCTTTCTCCCACCCAACATTCACATCTTGCCATTTATTTATCATAGTTCGCTGTTTTATCGATAAATTTCGAATTCCTTGTAACAATAATTTCAATTCATTATCCTTTTCCCATACATTATTGTCCTTAACATACATTGTTTTTCGAGCCGGGTCGGTACAATGAATAGGACGCTCCAATACATCCATTTTATTTAGACCATTAGTAATCATATTTGTAATTGTTTTAGTAAGGCCGTTTTCAATTGTATGATCGTATGTTTCGTTTGTAATAGGTAGGGAATGAATAAAATCAGTTAGATTCATGGCGTTCTTACAATGTTCGTTTAGAAACATGTTGATATTAAATTGATTATTATGTGTTGTAGTGTTATTACTATTATTCGTTATATTTCCCTTGAGGTGTGGAAGTATTTCTACGAAATTTTTTTGAATTTCCTTGTTTTCTTTCAAAAGCATTAATATAAGCTCTTTAAATTCTACATCTTTATTTTTCATAGCTGAAGCGATCAATTGTTCAGTTTGTTCGCTAGAATTCGCTTGAGAAGTATCAATAGATCCACTATCTACATGAGTATCATTAATTGAAACTAATTCAGTAGAACTGTCTTGCGTAATGTAACACGACTTTTTATGATACCATAAACTATTTCTGGCCGAATATTGTTTACCACATTTACATACGAATAATGGTGTCGTAAATTTGTCGCCATTTGTCGCCATAGACGATGTTTTCGCAGCATAATCGGCGAGTTTCTCGCCAGAGTGTTCTAAATCGTTCAATTTTGTTCTATTTTCGTGTTTTCTAGTTGAAATATGTTTAGCCCAATCACTTTCTTTACTACATGTATATAGGCATACTTTACAATTATATTTTTCGGCGATTTTTTGGCGATTTTTTGTTCTAAAGCGTTCTAACATCGTTCTATAATTGTATTAGATAAAAATACTTAAATCATTTTCGCAAAAAAATTACAATAACAAAGTTAGAATAATTTTATTTGAATTGTGAGCATTATGGTCTAAAACACATTTTTACAGTTTTTTCAAATTCATTTTTCAAAAATCAAAACTCTGCAACAAAAAAGGCTGTGTAATTTTTTAAAATCCAAAATGAAATTGGAAAATTGAAAAAAAGTGAATTTGCTACATATATCAAAAACACATCGATTTTTTTCACTCTAAAAACTTCCCTTCATATGTAGGTAGTCCACTACATGACTTACATACTTTTCTCAGAGACATTGTTTTTTGAAAAGTATGTAGCGCAATTTACCTACATGAAAAACATGTCCCGAAAAAGCAAAATCCAAAAAGTCAAATCGTCGCGACTGAATTTCGGGGATAAAATATGCTGTTTTTATGCTGGTTTGAAACATGTTCCAAAAAGACGAAATATATATTTAAAAAATGTATTTGTATATTTTCGTGGATGTTTATTTACAACATTGAATATTTAAAAAAACCAACGAGTTTATTGTTGGATAATAAAAAAATTGATTTACATAATACGATGAATAACAGTAATATATCTTGTATTATGGAAGAAATGGACTTAACCAATTTGTCAAAAACAGAGCTTTTAGCAAAGTGCGAAGAACATTGTATTACCAAATGTAAATCAAAAAATAAGAATGAATTGATCGAGTTAATTAATAATAAACTTAAATCAACACAGTTAGAAGTTGTTGTTAATGATAACGCAAAAAGTTCAGATGAACAAGAATCCAAAGATTCAACTAATAATGATAAAAAAGACAACATCGTCATATTAAATAATGATTGTTTGGTTGAATTAAACAAATTAGAAGATAACAGTATTGACTGTGTTATAACAGACCCACCTTACTTTATAGATAAACTTGACAATAAATGGTCGTCTGATGATGTAAATAAAGATGTTAAAAATAGTCATATTAAACATCTACCAAAGGGTATGAAATTTGATAAATCACAAGTTAAAAATTTATACGATTATTATTTAGAATTGTCAAAATTATTGTTTAAAAAAATGAAACCCGGCGCATATTTCTTGTCATTTTCATCACCAAGATTGTATCATGCTATAGCTATGAGTTGTGAAATTGCCGGTTTTGAAATAAGAGACATGATCAATTGGACTTATACGCAAAGTATGCCCAAAGGTATGTCAGTAAATCATATTATAGAAAAAATGAAACTATCAGATGAAGAAAAGGCTAATTTGATAGAAGAATATAAAGATTATAAGACACCGCAAATACGATCTTGTTTTGAACCAATTTGTGTAGCAATGAAACCAATTGGGAAGCTAACTTTTATACAAAACGAATTACAATTTAAAACGGGTCTATTGGACTTTTCACAAAAGGTAGGAATAAACAATGATAGAGTTCCGGCTAACATTATTACAACTGATGAATACAATGAAAGTTATGATAAAAATTTCTTAGTATCAAAACCATCTAAAATCGAAAAGGGTGAAAATAACACGCACATAACAGTAAAACCGATTGCTCTAATAGAACATTTAATTAAACTATTCAGTAAAAAAGGCTCACTTGTTGTAGATCCGTTTTTAGGAAGTGGAACGACGGCACTAGCATGTAAAAATACAGATAGAAAATTCTTTGGAACTGAATTAAATAGTGAATATTATAAAATTTGTTTAGATAGATGTAACTCGGTAAATATAGCGAAGTAATCGGCAATTTGTTCTTGTGTAATTTCTATTTCATTTTTTTCAATCATAATTTTGAGTTTATTTGGTGTGGGCATTTTTGTCAAAGTATCAATAAATATATAATTATCTCGATATTTTCCTTGAATCGGTGGCTGTAAAACTAAATTGTGATTCGAGTTATCAGTTGAATTGGGGTTTTTATGTCCCAGTTGCCATAGATTATTAGGAATATCGATATAATCTGCTTTGATGGTGGATTTAATTTTATCAATTTCCGTATTTTTTTCTTCTTCTGTTCCATCAAATTTAAAATCCTTTCTCATTTTATGTTTATTGGATAATGCATATGGATACACTATATATAATTTTCCTCTTTCTTTTCCACTATTTGTTTGAATGCCCCACTGATTATGTTTGTTAAATAATTGTATACTATCTGATGTAGATATATTAAATTTTTCTACAAATTTATCACATGTATCTCTGTTCCAAAAGCAATGTTTGTATTTTAACATTACAGATAAGGCTTTACCATTTCCAGTAGTTATACTTGGTGAGTGTAAATCATTTTTGATACAAAATTTAATAAACTCTTCTGGATATTCAGTAGGTAACTCATGTATTGTATCTATCTCGATCAATTTATAATCATGTGTTTCTATGATTTGATCGTGTATTGGCGTAAGAATTGTTTCTTCCATTGTAAATCTTCAAGTGTCTATACATTTTATTATACAACATTAAAATAACTTCAACTTTCTTGGAAACAAAATACAAATATTTTACAAGTTATCGTATTTTTACTTTATGTATAATTGTTTTGCTTCATTATCCAAATATACATTTTTACTTATTGCTCTAATGATTTTGCTGGTTTCCTTTTCGTCATTTTCAATGTCAGTCATAGAATGGCATATTAAAGTTGTTAATTTTGTTTGTATATTATCATCTTTTTCCCATCCTTCATTCACATCCTTCCATTCACTTATCATTGTTCTTTGCTTTCTAGCTAACTGTTTTATGCCCAATAATATTTTCAAGAGTTCGGTATCTTTCTCCCAATTATTCGCTTCTTTCACATAGATGGTTTTTCTAGTGGCGTCAGTACAATGAATAGGCCGTTCCAATATATCTAATTGACTGAGCCCATTGGTTATCATATTTGTTAATGTCTTTGTAAGGCCATTTTGTATTGTATTATCATATGTTTCTGCTGTAATTGGTAAAGAATCGATAAAATCGGTTAAATTCATCGCGTTTTTACAATGTTCATTCAAAAACATCTGAATATTGAAATTTTGGGTATTATGACTATTCGTATTATGTGACTGATTACCGATATTCGGCATGATTTCTATCATTTTCTCCATTATATTGCCGTTTTTTTCGGTTATATTGGTTACCAAATCAGATATGAATTCATTATTTTTAGCTAAAAGTAATTCTACGATTTGAACAATATGAGAAGTTTTATAACCGCTTACTACATCTAATGTAGTATCATTTGATATCGTTGTATCACTTGATACAATATCGGTTGATATCATTGAACATGATCTCTGATGTTTCCATAACCCTTGTCTGAATTTATATATATTTCCGCAATTACATTCATGATAAGCATTCACGGCATTTTCGGCATTTTTTGGCATTTTTTTGTCATCATTTGTAACTCCTTTGTAACTCTTTTTGTGTTTGCGTGTCAATAAATGTTTATGCCAATTACTTTCTTTGCTACATTTAAAGTCACATGTTTCGCAATAGAATTTTTCGGCATTTTTTGGCATCTTTTTGTCATCCATTGTAACTCTATATTGGATACATATAAAAAATTACTAAACCCTTTCACATAAATATATAAAATTTTGTCATAACAAATTTTTTCTTCCAAAAATAAAAATCAGAGCATTATGGTCTAAAACGCTTTTTTCGCGATTTTCCATTTCATTTTTCAAAAAATAAAAAAACACACATAAAAACCTTGTGTAATTTTTTAAAATCCAAAATCAATTTGAAAATTTTGTAAAAAGTGACTTTGCTACAAGTATCTAGTGACAGTGCCTTTTTTTCAGTAGTACCTAGTTCCCTTCATATGTAGGTAGTCCCCTACATGACCTACATGATTTTCTCAGTGGATGCGATTTTTGAAAATCGTGAAGCGCAAGTTACCTACATGAAAATCATGTCCCGAAAAAGCGAAATCCAAAAAGTAGCCTCTTATCGAGCAAATTTCGGGGATAAATTTATATACAAAAATGACCGATTCACATATCGGTCAATATTGTGAAATGTATGTTTTAAATTTGAATTTCGTAAAATAGGGGGATTAAACGACGAATGATAGAATAATGGAATAATATATAATGTTTATAGGATGTACTCCCCACCGGAATAATATAAATAAAAATTGTATATAAATATATTTGGCGTGAATAGTATAACAAGCAATGTCCGTAGTTAAAATGGAAAACAGTATTAAACAGAGTGGTGAGATTAAAGTAACTGGGAAAAAGAAAATTTCAAAGGCAGATGTTGCTGGAAAAAAATTAAAGGTGGATAATAGTAATTCGTTTACTATCGTCGAGACATTTGTTGGTGCTGGAGGTTCTCATTTGGGTTTTAAAAACAACAATTTTAATGTCGTCTTTGTAAATGACAATTGGAAAGAAAGTCTCGATACATTGAAATTAAATAATCCGGAACTAAAAGACAAGCAAGTAATTTGTGATGATATTACTACTATTGCGAAAAAGGATTTGCTTAGCGAATATAATATGAAGGCCGGTGATTTATCTGTATTGATTGGTGGTGTAGTATGTAAGGGGTTTTCTTTAGCCGGTGTTAGAAATCCATATGATGAAAGAAATTACTTATACATATCTCAGTTAAAATTAGTAGAACAATTTCGACCAGTCATTTCAATTATAGAGAATGTTCCCGGAATGAAAAACATGAAAATTTTAACAAAGAAAAATTTTGCTCCAGTAAGCAAGAAGCTATACATGGACTTTGATGAATCAATTGAAAAATTATGCGAAGAAATTGACAGTGTTATAGTTAACCATAAGAATAATCGAGGTCAAATTATTGCGATCAATAAGAAAATGAGTGTTGATAATAGTCCAGAATTGTTAGAGAAGAAACATAAATTGGAAGAAGAAAAGTCGTTGTTGGAAGAACATAGAAAGACGATGGAGGCAGATTTGGACAAATACATGTATAGTGTGGTGGATGATATATTCGAGAGATACGAAGAGCTTGGATATAATGTATATAGTAACATCTTAATGTGTAGTAATTATGGCGGATATACAAATAGGCGAAGATTGATCATCGTAGCTGTTAGAAAGGATGTGACTAAGGAATGGAAATGGCCAGTTATTACACATAGCGATGAAGATGAAACATTGCCAAATTTATTAACAGTAAAGGATGCTTTTAATTTGTTGGATTACGCGGATGTAAACTCGCCGAGTAAGGATCAAGATAATGTTCCGATGAATCATAAGGAATCAACTGTAGACAAATTCAAGCAAATTTCGAATGAAAAAAAGACTGATGGATATTCATCTAGAGGTTCTTCGAATAGACTATCATACGATAAACCGGCGCCTACACTAGTACCCGGACATAGTAGTTTTCAAATTCATCCAATTGAACACAGAAGTATTACAGTGAGAGAAGGAGCTATTATTACTGGATTTCCTAGAACATACAAATTTATAGGTTCGCATAGTGACAGATGTGTTCAAATCGGAAACGCAATTCCGTTTCATCTTGGTAATGCGCTAGCTAAGAGTTGCGTAGAATTGCTATCGAGTATGTAAATAAAAAGTGTGATAAATATTGGAGCTGATAAATAACGATAAAAATAATAAAAAAATTTATTATTTTTGCTAACACAAGATAATATCAATGATAATGTAATAAAAAATAAACCGTATATTTAGTATGAGTGATTTAAACAATGAGTATTTATTAAAAGCGCTGAATAATGAAAATAATTCCGGTATAGAAAATTTAACTACTCGGAAAATCAAGGCAATTAAAAATGACTATTTACAACAATTACAATTGTCAAGAGATAAATTAAAAGAATTTCATTTGAAATTAAAAGATTACAGATTTGTTGACGATTTGACGGATATTCAATATGGCAGATATATTCGATGGATCAGTTTAAAAAATCCAGAAAAAATATGCTTGACAAATGGAGGCGTGATAATTGATATAAAAATACAAGAAGATGGAATACATTTGTTATGTAGGAATTTTAAAAATAGTAGGTTTCAAATAAAAATCGATGAATGTTTTATATTTCAGAAATTAACTGATCAAGAAAAAACAATTTTGGCGGCACTAGATTACCTAGATAAACCGTAATGACGATATAGTTATGGTCTATTTATTTTGTATGTGGCATAATGTCGTAGTTTCACAGATTGTAACCAACAAGACGAACAAGTATGTTTACGAGCAACTACAAAAGTTGGGTAATAAACATCTTTCACTTCTATTTTTGTCTCAACACAATTTACGTTACATGATCGACAAGTCAAATTATTTTTCACTTCTTCATACATCTCATTTATTTTTGTCACAGTTGTGGCTGTAAATTGTGTATGATAAAAAAGGTCACTAAACCCTCTTACATTTTTATCATTCGTATTTTTATCGTTTGTTTTTTTATTTTTAGACATATTCTAATTAGTTGATACCTTACTAACACACATATTATATTTTTATGTATGTTTATGTATGTTATGTAATTGTTTAGTCGAGTCGCAATATTTTTTTCCAATGTATTATTGTTTGCATTGCTTGATAGTGTAGCGTCGGATAATGTCTGATAGCATACTCAGTTGTAAATAAGTGATCATCCCCATGTTTAAATACGCGCGTTTGAAATAGTTCTTCTGCTTGAGAAAACGAGTCGCCAAAATTACCATTGTATACCTTCATGTTGTATATGACACATCTGTTAAAGTCATACGCCGTTAATAAGTCGGCTTCTCTAACTATATGATATGCTCGTTGGTAAATACCCAAATCTGGGAAACCATCCGTCTTTACCTTGGAATAAGACATTGTGCTAATAATAGCAGTAATGGTAGCAATCTCATCATTCGTAAGTTTAGTTTCCAAAAACGCGGTTATTTCGGCTAGACCGTCTGTTTCATTCATATACTTTTTATCACACATATCGTGTAGTACGGCAGCAATGTAAATAATGTTTACATGATCCGATATGATTGGATTGACTAGCAATTCAGTCTCGTATATAGAATGAGCATAATGAAGAACATTCATGCTATGTGATATATTATGTGTTTCATCAATTTTATATTTGGTTGAAGTATCCAAAATAAATTGGCACAAGTTGTTAAAGAGTTCAATATTCATTTTGATAGTAATTTGAGCCATTAATACATTTCAATGTTTTACAAAATAAAGTTCAATTTTTTTTACTGCGTCTCGTTTTATTGAAACCGATATTTTTTCTAAATTTCTTCAAAATTTTGCGCGTTCCTTTCTTGGAAAGAAGTTTGGAACCTTTTTTACACTTGAAATTATAAAAATCAATATTTCGATTTTTGAAAATACTATCTCTACAAATTCCAATCGCAGCCGTCTCAACTACTTTTCGACTATTTCGAACCTTTTTAATACACTTACACAGCTTACTTGCTAACACATGTTCCGAAATATCTTTGTATGACTTATTATTTGGTTTAGGAATCTGATAAAATTGAGCAATTTTCTTATAATCAGATATTGATAAATCCATTAAATAGTTATACTATATTATTCGGAGAGAAATTTTATAAATACGTATAGTATATAGTATATAGTATTATGTCCAATAATAACTCATTTAAAATAGTAGTATTTGATTTAGATGAAACATTGGGTTATTTTACGGAATTTGGGATATTTTGCGAATGCCTAAATAAATATTTTAAAAACACTGATTATAGTAACACTCACTTCAATGAGTTATTAGATTTATATCCTGAATTTATACGGCCAAAAATGATAAATACGCTCCTATATTTAAAATCAAAGAAAATGGATGATAAGTGTTACAAAGTAATGATTTATACCAATAACCAAGGTGATAGAAGTTGGGCGATAAATATAAAGAACTATTTTGATAATAAAGTAGAATATGAATTGTTCGATAAAATAATAGCAGCATTCAAAGTGAGAGGTCAGCGTGTAGAAGTCGGAAGAACATCACACGATAAAACAATGGACGATTTTGTGAGATGTACTAAATTACCGGAAAACATAGAAGTATGTTTCATTGATGATTTGTATCATTCTGGTATGGTAGATGATAAGGTATATTATATAAATGTCAAGCCATATAAGTATCAAATAAGCATGGAAAAAATGATAAACACTTTCTTAGATTCTAAGTTGGGAAATAAGGTTGTAAATAAAGAAGATTTCATAAATTCAATTCAATATGAATATAAGAAATATAATTATAGGATTAATGAAAAAACGAAACAAGAGCAAGAAGTAGACGAAATCATAGGAAAGCGAATGTTACAGCATTTAAAGCAATTTTTCCGCGAAAAATTTAGTAAAACAGCCAAGAAGAAAAAAAGAAAACCAATACATAAGACGCTAAAACATAAAAAATAAAAATATCTATGCTCTCAAATATCTAAACAACTAATTATATTATCGAACAATCTTTAATATTCGTGCTAATTCAGTTAAATCAAATGTTTTAGCATATTGGTTAAATGCGGTAGTAGCAAGTAAAAATAAAGCAGAAGAAAACACAACTCGTCTATCAAATTCAGTGAAATTTGCTTTAACAAATGGATTGAATCGTATTAATAAGAAACCAGTGACATAGTATCTCATAATATCTTGTACCACATCTAAATATTTTGGATTGTAAAAT